AGCAGTTGTGCGATCTGTTTGATCTGTGGCTCAATGGCTGGATAGCGGAATTCCACGTCCATGCTGGTCACTGAATCATTGCTGTGCTTGGGGAAGTCAGCAGGTTTGAGTTGAACTGGTGTGGTCTTTGGTCGGCTGATCTTTACAATGTCAAACTGCTTGAGCTTGTCTTCTAGTTGTTTGATAAAATCAGGAGCCACATCACCCACAATTTTAATACGATAATTGTAGGTTCTTTCGCTTTCGGCCAGGTATTCTTGAAATTTTTTCATATTTGTATCCCTATATCCTATTTATGCTTTTGTATCTTTTTGGTCTCTAGAGGTCAACAAACGCTCTAGCAAATCATTACGACTGAGTATTTGTCCGTGTGCAGTTTCCACAGATTCATCTGGGTCGTTTTTAGACTTGTCCTGATCCATTTTGAGTTTTTTAAGTTGCAGATCTACCATTTTTAACTTTTTGTTCAGCTTGGCAGTCTTGGCCGTGAGTGCATGACCCAGCATGGCTCCAGCCACAGCAAATATTTCAGCACTGTATCTGCTGTCTACCTGCATGCCCAGATCCATGAGATCGTCGAAGGTTTCCTGGGCTTTGGCAGCTAGGTCGTCCATTTCCTGATCACTGGATTCCAGGCCACGCACAGCCGGCAAGGCCTGGTCGATCTTGTCTATGGTTGCATCAATTTCTTTGAGTGCAATCTGTGTGGCAGGGATGGATTCGGGTTCTGTGGCTTCGCTTTCGAAACCACTGGGAGGCAAATCAAACAGTTCTTCCAGTTTACGGGTCATGACCTATTTACCGGTTTTTTTACTGCCTTGATGGAATATTTGATCTTCGTTTATCACTCTAAATGTCAAGCCGTTTCGGCGACACCATTTGGTGGCAGCATCCCATTTGGCGTAGTTTACTGCTACTACAGCACGATCTCGGTCACTCATTCGGCTTTCGATCAGGCTTTGTTTTTTGGGTTTTATTTCAATTATCTCGGCCCGGGTAGTGTTGTCACGGCTGCGATAGGTCACGAAAAAATCCGGCACATACATGCTCTGCTTGCCGGTAACGGGATTACGATAAGGTATGCTGATGCTTTCACTGGCCCACTGCACTATATTGTCGTTGCTGTCTAGAAACATCATAAAAGTCATTTCCCAACTTGACCTATATCTGGGTTTGTTGCGGCCCACATACTTGTCTAAGTTTTTGCAGGTGTAAACACCTTGACGAAAATTGGGCATGTCAGGACCTTATGTTGTGGGCCACATAGAAGTTGGGCTGGGTTGGCACATTAAGACCCAACAGCGTGCTTCTGCTCCTGATGCCATTGAGGTAGTAGGCCAAGGTAAGAGTTATCTGCGGTGCACTTTGCCCTTGGAATTGTTGTAACAAATCCATAACCGGTATCTTGGTCACATTGCTGACCCGGAACTCAGACACAGTAAAGTTTCCGGCTGCTTCAAGACTTCCAAACACCGATTTGAAATAACTCAGGACCGCATCATACTGATCAACTGGTACCTGTTGTTGATATCCGTAAAATCTATCAAAGATCTGTACGGTCTGATCAATCTTGGAATTGTAAGCATTGACTGATGCCATGATTAATATCCTGCCTGATCATAAGGATTGAATCCAGGGTTTGCCGCAGGACCGGTTGGCGAAGTTTCAGTGTTGATTTTTGGACCCAATGGAAAGAACGGTCCTTGTTTGGCTGCTTCGGGTGTGCCTCTGGCCAAGGCCGGTGCCAGATTGTTCAGTATCTGTTGAGTGTATGCTCCAGATCCTGCCAAGGCACCGCCCAAGAAACTGCTGGCCACAGGTACTAGGCTTTGGCCCACTGCACCAATCACGTTCTGTAAAGTATTTTGACCAGTGGACAAGGCCTGTAGATCTTGCTTGTCGCCTTGTGGAGTTTGACGTATGGTGCCTTGTGTCATTACTGTGTTGGTGCTGCCTGGCACCGCGATTGGACTCTTGACCACATCATAGAAACTAGGATCAGCAAAACCTGTGACAGGATCGCTGGGTGTGTTGCCACCAACTGCGCCTGAATAGTATTTGACATTTTCATAACGGATGGTCATGGTATGCGTGACTATGCCGTTGCCTTGACTGTAGTCATAGGTGTCATGCAACCATTCTGAAATCATTGGGTTGATCATGGTGTACTGCGCATAGCTTTTCTGGGACATGCCGTAGATGGTTATGTCTCGGAAGAATGGTTCTTGTCCGCTGGCAGGGCCTGTGAGCAGACTACTGGCCAGGCTTTGCAAACTGGGGTTGGCATAGCCTTGTCCACTCAAGCCCCATTTCTGCACCAAACGCACAGGATTGTATAGATCTTGTGCGCCATAACTGAATCCACTGGGCAGGCCACTGATCTGTCCCAGCACTCCGCTTTGTGCAGGAGTGTTGCCATACTTGTATTGTGGATCTGCATAGTAGTATTGATAGTACTGATACCACATGTTGCGTATCAGATCACTGTGGTCATCGTTGAACACGATTTGGCAAGGATTGTAATTGATCTTGGTCTGTATCAGGCGCTTGCGGTTGTACTGATTCATAGTGCCAACCTCTACCTGGTACCCTGGCAACTGTGCAGTCTTGACCATGAGCCCAATGGTGCTGCTTTTGCCACCTGATATCAAATTGGCCACTGCAGGTATGTTGGTGTTTAGATTGAAGTAAACATAAAATAAAAACTTGTTGCGCGGTGCTAGGTCATAGCCGCTAGATCTAAATGTTTTACTGGCGTGAGAATAATCCCTCAGCCCTTGGATTTCACCATTGACTGAAGGAAACGGCTGTAAGGAATCTTGGCCAAAATAAGCCATAGACTATTAGCCTGTGGCTACGTTATTGACTGTCAACGGAATTGATGCGCCAACGCCTACATCTGCACCAGTGGTGGTCTGTAGAGCATTGTCATAACGGATGGTCATGGTCACTGTCATAGGCTCAGTGCCAGTGGCATAGTTGGCTTCGTTGTAGTTGACTCCTTGGAGATAGCATCCCAAGATAGTCCAAGTTTCAAGAGCAATTGGAGCATTGGCGCCATTGCCGCCATCCAGCACTTCAAACACTGTGGTAAACTTGTAATCAATGCCTGATGCGGCACTGCTTTGTTCTGCAAAATCCAACTGTTTCTGTAGTTGCTCACCAACCAAACGGCTCACGTTGCCGCCGGCATCATCACGCACCTGGCAAGTGATATCTTGCCAGCTGTGTTTGCCTGCCAACCGTATGGTGCTGTTGTAGATAGGCAGATCAATATTGTCAAAAGTGACCTGTGGACGACTAAAGTCCATGACCTGTTTGGTCAATTCTGTGGTAGGTTGTGTTACGCCCAAGCCCAAAAAAGTAACGCGAAAGCGATACCTGAGCTTTGGCATCAACAGACCTTGTGTTGGATTGCTTTGATCGCTGGCCAACGGAACGGTCAGTTTTGTCAATGATGATGTGGCCATTTGTGTCTTCTCCTGATATACGTTTATTTATGGCATTGAGATTGGGTCCCAAAGACCCAACCTCATTATGCTGCTGCCTGTGCCGCTATAGTTCCTGTGTTTTGAATACGCATCGGTATGTAGATAAACTCCACAGCTTTGACTGGTTCTATGGCTATGTCCACATACAATTCGTTGCGATCAATCGTGGATGGCGTGTTGTTGGTCAAATCACAGACCACCAAATAGTCATACAAGCCACGTTTGTTGACCAAATCACTCATGAGTGCTGTAATCTGGTTGGTTATAGCACTGCGAGTGATGGTATCATTGGGTTCAAACAGATATTGATTACCAATAATTTCCAAACGTCCACGTATGTAAGCAACAAGTCGTGCCACGTTGATACGATCCAACGCTGTGGCTGTACCTTGCAGAGTATGGTTACCAAAGTTCACAATACCTGTGCCAGGTATGAATGTGATTGGATTAACATTATTGCTGTAAAGCACATCACGCAGGCCTTGATTTACACCTAGAGGTTGGAATTCACCTGTTTGTGCATTCAAGTATCCAATCTGTTGTGCATTATCAACCACACCACGACGCAAGCCTGCTGGTGCAAACCATGGATAAGCAACACTGTCGCTACGGATAATAGTACGCAACATCATGTGACTTGGTGCTGTTACCACAATGTTACCTGTCAGATCGGTTGTGGTGCAACTTGGATAGAAAGCAGCAGCGTAGGAATCTCCACCGGATAGATTGCCGTCACCGTTAGGAAGACCTAGGCCATTGTTGTTGGTGGCCCAAGTTACCACTTCATCTGGTGTCAATCGTAATGGTGTGTCTACCACACTGAACGCTGTCTCGCCACGATCGTTGTTGAGTACCACCATGTTGGGTGCCAACTCTGGGTACTGTGGACAAGCAATCAAATTGTACTGTGCTTGTTGCTCGCGCAACTGTGTGCTGGTATCAATGGCCACTCTCAGTGCTTGTACAATCAAAGTACGTTGAGCTTGACGACCCATGTTGGCAGCACCATCGGCACGATTGCCCGAAGCTGTTACCCAGGCATTGGTCACTGTTGGTATAACTGCTGGAGGTGGATAGGCCTGAGCATTGAAGTAGTTGACCTGGAAGCTCTTGACGTTGAATCCACTACGACGTGTGTTGAACAACAAGATACCTTCAGGATATAGATCAGGATCTGGAGCATCCAA